CGAGGTGGAGCTGACCCAGATCCTTTCGGAGCAGATTGCTCTTGAGATTGATCGCGAGATTCTGGAGGATCTCGTGCGCGGTGCAACCGCCGGTACTCGTTACTGGTCGCGTGCTGCAGGTCGATTTGTGGAGAGGACTACTGGTGAGGAAGTCGGTGCGTCTACAACGCCTGATTTCACTGGTAATGTGAGTGAGTGGTATGAAACGCTCATTGAGACTATTAATGATGTCTCGGCTCAGATCCACCGTAAGACTCTGCGTGGTGCTGCTAACTTCATCGTGTGTTCACCTGAAGTTGCCAACATCCTTGAGTTTACTGCTGGCTTCCGTGCCAATGTGACTGCTGATAGCGACCGCGGCGACGCGGGTGCTGTTAAGGTTGGTTCGCTTTCGAAGAAGTTCGACATTATGGTCGATCCTTACTTCCCGCGTAATTTGATCCTTGTGGGTCGACGTGGAAGTAGTTTCCTTGAGAGTGGTTATGTGTATGCACCTTATGTGCCGCTGCAGACCACCCCGACGATCTTCGGCGTCGAAGACTTTGTGCCTCGCAAGGGCGTGATGACTCGATATGCCAAGAAGATGGTTCGTCCAGATATGTATGGATTAGTTGTCGTTCGCGATTTAACTTAACCGTAAGTCTGACGTAGGTCAAAATAGTTAAAGCCCCGTCTCTTTTGAGGCGGGGCTTTCTATTTAGTAATAGTTTAAAGAGGATCTTTTAATGGCCATTCCAAATCTAAATCCAGCCTCCACTTCGAATTCAAATGTTTTGACCGTAACAGGTTCGGTGTCGAGCGTGGCAGCTACGTTGCCTTTTGGTATATATGCGGCATCGACTGCATTTTTATCAGGCGCTGCCGATCAGGTAGCATATACCTATAAAAAACTCGGCGGAGATGTATTAGATATTGAATTGGCAGAGGGAAGTGTTTATTCTGCATACGAAGAAGCAGTTTTAGAATATTCTTATATTGTTAATATACATCAGAGCAAAAATTCTTTATCCAATCTACTAGGTGCTGCAACCGCATCTTTCGACCAAGATGGCCAGATTGTGAGCGGCGATGATTTATCGGGATCCAACGTGCAACTTAACTATCCCCGCTTTGATTACGGATTTGCACGCCGTGTTTCGGAAAGAACCATCACAGAAGTGGGTCTGGGGGGTACACTTCCCATCTATTCGGGTTCCATTAGGATGGTCGCCGGCCAACAAGACTACGATCTACAAACGATCTTATCGAGTTCGTCGGATTTAACTGCGTCGGTCCCTTATTATGGAGAGGTTAAAGACAAAAGGGTGATAATTCGTAAAGTGTTTTTTAAAACCCCGCGCGCTATGTGGAGGTTTTATGGTTATTATGGAGGATTCTCGGTTGTTGGCAATATGAGGACTTACGGCCAATTTGCAGACGACTCAACTTTTGAAATTGTGCCGACGTGGCAAAACAAATTACAGGCTCAAGCCTATGAAGATGCACTGTGGACACGAATTTCTCACTATTCATATGAACTAAAAGATAATAACTTAAGGCTCTTCCCGCGGCCTGATAACTCAAGTCCAACAAAATTCTGGGTAGAATTTACCATTGATCAGCAATATGCTCCGTGGGAAGATGGGACGGGCCAGCCAAAATCTGGAATTGACGGTATTAATAACATGAATACCTTACCATTCCAAAATATCCCCTATGAAAGTATCAATGCAATTGGTAAACAATGGATTCGTAGGTTTGCTTTAGCCTTAACTAAAGAAATATTGGGCCAAGTAAGAGGAAAATTTTCTACAGTGCCAATCCCTGGCGAGAGTGTAACTTTAAACGCTGCAGATTTGCTGGGTCAGTCGAAGGCCGAACAGGACGCTTTAAGAGCTGAGCTTAAAGAGACTCTCGATCAGCTTACGTACGCCGAGATGGCCGCCAAGGATTCCACCCTACAAGATTCTACCGCCAAGGTGCTTCAAAATGTGCCTGGTGGCATATACGTAGGATAAGGGGACCAATCATGGCAAGAAGCAAAAAAACAGAAGGTCAGATAAGAAGTAAATTTGATAAGTTTGCTTATGTGGGCGATAAAGGAGTCGAGGAAAAACTTAAAGAAATAGAAATTATGCCATCGTCATTAGAAACTATTGATGGTGCAATGCTAAAGTTTATTGATGAAGAATTAAATTTATCTGTTACCGCAAATGATGGATTTAAAAAGGTGCCTGTTATTTGGGTGTCGGCCGAAAGGGCATATCAGGTCAAACACAACAAAGAGTTGAGAGATAAGGAAGAGACCTTAATTTTACCATTGATTACTATTAATCGATCGTCCGTCACCAAAGATCCAACCAGAAAAGGCAGTATATATGCTAATTTATACCCCGTTAATGATGAAAAGGGTGGCACCATCACGATCGCCCGACAGATTAATCAAAAAAAGACAGCTGAATTTCAAAATGCTTTTTCTAAGAGGAAATATGGTCCTAATAAAAACGTTTCTGGAAAGATGGCTAACTCTAATAAAAGAAATATGTCAACACAAAGGGTGGTTTACGAAACCATCACGATACCTATCCCAACATGGATAATGGTAAATTATGAAATTACCTTAAGAACTGAATATCAACAACAACTTAATGAATTGATCAGACCTTTTATAACGATTCCCGGGAATTCACGGATGCCAAAGAGAATTAGTTATGAAAACCATTTTTATGAAGTCTTTATTGATGGTAATTTTGCAAACGGATCGAACAAGGCCAATCTGGGAATGGAGCGAAGAAATTATGAAAATACCATTAATATCGAGGTGCTGGGATACCTCATCGGTGAGGGGCCCAATCAGGAAAGACCCATGATTGTGAAACGAGAAAACGCGGTGGAATTTAAGCTTTCCCGAGAAAAGGTAATTTTTGGAGATATCCCCAGCAGTATTAAGGATGGATTTTATAGAGATTAGATACCATTGCGGCGGGTCAATACTATTTAATAACGATATCCCAGGTTTAGGAGACAAAAACGAATGTCAATAAAAAATTATAGATTTGTATCCCCCGGAGTTTTCGTCAATGAAATCGATAACTCCCAATTACCGGCTTCCCCCGCAGGGATCGGCCCGGTTGTTATTGGACGCGCAGAAAAAGGTCCTGGTTTGCGTCCCGTTACAGTTAATTCGTTTTCTGAATTTGTAAGCGTCTTCGGAGCTCCTCTACCCGGCAATGCTAATGGAGATGTATGGCGATTGGGTGCTAATGTATCGGCTCCCACTTATGGTGCTTATGCGGCCCAAGCATACCTTCGGAATAGTGCCCCCTTAACTTTCGTTCGTCTTCTGGGAAATCAGGTTGCGGGTGCTACCGGCGGAGGCCAAGCTGGTTGGGATGGCGGTACCGACGGTAAAGCGTACGGTCTCGTTGTGTTCGAGCCGTTAACGGCCCTCGACTCCAATACAATTGGAACTGGCTCTTTCGAGAGCACCCTGGCCGCTATTTTCTATACCACCAACGCGAGCACTTATATACAATTAAGCGGGAACGTGGCCACCACCGATGGACCGACCCCCTCTGGCAGCGGTGTTTTTCTGACAGGATCGGATATCGTGGTAAAAGACACTGGAGTGCCCTACGAGTTCAATATGATCATCAATAATGCCACCGGTGCAGGCGCGAGCAAAACAACTACATTTAATTTTACTCTTAATGATTCAAAGTATCTGCGCACAGTGTTTAATACCACCCCGCAAAGAACAAATCAGAGTATTGTTGCAGCGAGTGCTGGAGACAATTACTGGTTAGGCGAGTCTTTCGACCGCCACATGAAGGCCAGCATCCCCAGCTCGGGAGATACTTTCGCCGCCATTGTGAGGTTAGTTTCCGGGAGCAACGAAGGCGATGATTTTCGAACCAAAGTTCAGAGCGCTCAAACGCCAGCAATCATTGGATGCGACACTCTTCAGCGCGCCGAAGGCTCTAATGCTTATAGCGTCGAGGCGATGCCGACATTATTTACGGTTCATGCCTTAAATCAGGCTGGCGATTGGACCAACAGGAACTTAAAGGTCTCCATTCAAGATATTAAGGTTTCAACTAACGAATCTAATGCTTATGGATCTTTCTCTGTTGTTGTAAGAAAGTTGGATGACACCGATAATGTCGTCCGAATTGTCGAGCAGTTCAACGATTGCAATCTTAATCCTGAGTCCCTGAGCTACATCGCGCGTAAAATTGGCGATAAATCTACCTCTTGGAACAGCGACGAAAGACGATATGTCCAGGTTGGAGATTATGATAATGTATCTCAATATATTCGCGTCGCTGTTAATGAGGACTTGGTTGGCGAAAACGCTGGATTGCTTCCCTTCGGTTTTAAGGGAATCCTTAAGTATGCAGATGATGCCACTTTAGGAGATGGTGAAGTAGCCGCCGCAGGTTATGATGGAAACTGGGTGAGTGGTTCAACAACTAATGTCAACGCGCGACCAGAGCCAGGAACTTTCGCGCCCGTCGGTGCGGCTGGTGCTAGTGGATGGGCTCTCAATGGACCCTTCATCGTCAGTGGTTCTTGTACTGGCTCGGAATCCGGCGTCGTCGGTACTGGTATCAGAAGCGTAGCTTTAACATGCTCCGTCCTTTACCCGGCCCCAGAGTTCAGAGTCAATGCTACTGACGGCAATCTCAATAATCCCACGGATGCTTATTTCGGCCTTCAGACAACTCGAACTGCGGGCGGAACAACATATGATGCTTCAACTATCGATCTCTTGCGCCCTCGCGGCGGAATGGTGAGCGATATGTTTGCTAGTCCTTACACGAATTATAGAGAACGATCCATGTACTTCACATTGGACGATATTAGCGGCTCAGGCGTGTGGGTCTCCGGATCTCATGCTGCTGGCACTGCGTTGGTAAACGTGAGTGGCGCTATTTCTGGCGTTCTTGACAAGGGATATGATCGATTTACGGTACCGATGTATGGTGGTTTCGACGGGCTCGATATTACAGAGTTCGAACCGTTTCGGAATAGCCAGTGGAGTACGGGAACCCCCTCTTCTGCAAACAGTTATGCCTTTAATTCTATATTACAGTCAATCGACTCAATTTCGGATCCAGAGGTGGTTGAAATGAACTTGGCCTCGATTCCGGGCCTTAAGCAATCTGGTCTGACTACGCACTTGTTGAACGTGTGCGAAGATCGTGCAGATTCTTTGGCTATTATGGACATCGAGGGAGGGTTTGCTCCTCGTGCGGAGAGTACTTCAGTTTCCAGGAATAATACTGCTAACGAAGTATCAAGTGTAATTAACAGTATGCGCACACGCGGCCTTAATTCATCTTATGGTTGCTGCTTCTTCCCGTGGGTCCGAGGTAGAGATACCATTAACGGTGCACTACTGTGGCTTCCGCCCTCAATTGCTGCTCTGGGTACTTTCTCAAGTTCACAGAAGAAGACGCAGGTTTGGTTTGCACCCGCAGGCTTTAACCGCGGCGGCTTAACCGAGGGTTCTGCTGGTATCCCGATCGTCGACGTTTCCCACCAGTTGCGTCGGAAGGATCGTGACGATCTTTATGCTGCGAATATTAATCCAATTGCCAAGTTCCCCAATGAAGGGGTTGTGGTCTTCGGACAGAAGACGCTGCAGGTAACACCCTCAGCCTTGGACCGGATTAATGTGCGCAGGTTGATGATTTTTGTGAAGAAGCGTATTTCTCAGGTGGCGTCCAGGCTTCTGTTTGATCCCAATGTTCAGACAACTTGGAATCGCTTTATCTCTGCGGTGCAGCCGATTCTTGCTGATATTAAGACAAACTTTGGTTTATCTGATTATAAACTCGTTCTTGATGAGAGTACAACCACTCCAGATTTGGTTGATAGGAACATCATGTACGCCAAGATTTTCTTGAAGCCAACCAGAGCAATAGAATTTATTGCAATTGACTTCAATATCACACGAACTGGAGCGTCTTTTGACGATTAATAAAAGTGGGAGGTTTTAATCTCCCACACTATTTAACATAGAACTTATGAGGAGAATATAAATAATGCCTTTCTGGACAAGTGCTCTCTCGGAGCCAAAACGCGCACACCGGTTTTTATTGGATATTCCTGGTATGCTTAGCTCAGACGATTCTTTAACCTATCGGACGTATCTTGCTAAGTCAGTAGTAAAACCCTCTTATACTGTGGGCGCGGCTGAGCACAAGTTTTTGGGAAATACGTACTATTATCCCGGGTCTGTGACTTGGGGTGATGTTACAGCCGTGATCGTTAACTCGATCAACCCAGACGGGAATGCCATTCTCATGAATGCGCTGGCTACAATGGGATATTTGCGGCCCGATCTTCAAGAAGATGTGATTACGCGAAATCAGGAAGCCGGTACTGTTAATAAGAAAGATGCTCTTACCGCACTTGGAATAGTCACCATTCAGGAACTTAATGGTGAGGGCGGCATCGTAGGCACTTGGCAATTAATCAACGCATTTATTACAAGTGCTACCTTTGGCGATTTAAATTACGATAGTGATACAGAATTACTTAATATTACGGTCGCGATGAAGTATGATTATGCTCTATATGATAGCGGTCCTGCTGTAGCATTCGCCACGGAGCCCTAAAAGAAAGAAGGTAATTAATGGCTAGTAAAAGGAATTCGCCGCGATTATCAGCGCCGACACCCGAAGATACATCCTCGGTAGCCTCTGTAGTAGCAACACAACCAACAAATGATATCTTTTCGTTTGTAACTCCTACAGAATTTGTTGAGCTTCCTAGCGGAGGAAG